GCCAGCGGCTGGTGATGTGTTCACCGTTGCAGGCGACACGCAAACGTATACGGTTGCAAGCTCCACGGCAACCGTAATCACGATGTACCCAACGGCAAAAGTTGCCTGGGCGGATAATGCAGCGGTGACGTTCAAGGCCACCCATGTGGTGAATCTTGCATTTCACCGGGATGCGTTTGCATTTGCCACACGACCACTAGCGGCAACGGATGAGGACCGGCGATTGGGGACGATTGTAGAATCTGCATTTGATCCTGATAGCGGGTTGACGCTGCGTTTGGAAGTGACGCGCCAACACAAGCAAACTCGATACAGTTTCGATATCTTGTATGGGGCGCAACTCGTGAGGCGTGAATTGGCTGCGCGGATTGCTGGCTAATTGTCTCAGCGGTAGCAAGTGAGTGAGGCTGTGATTGGCTTTTTGGGAGAGGGTTGATCACAGTCTTGCTCGTGTCTCTAAGGGGCAAGCATGGCGCAACTTGAAACGATGGTTGTGGTGGATAAAGCCGGGAATCAACTAGTGATCAACGTGTCTGATTTTGATGCAACACAGCATCAAAAACCAGGATCGAAAAAGGCATCTGTGCGGAAATCTGTACGTGTGAAGGCTGGCGGGTAATGGCGGTTTCCACGTTGGTTTCTACGGCTGGTGCATCAAATGCGAATACGTATTGTACGCGGTCTGATGCGAACCAGTACGATGATGACAATCCGCAGTCTGGTACAACGTGGTCTAGTGCATCGAATGATCAAAAAGATCAAGCGTTGCTAATGGCTACGCGATTACTAGATGAGCATGTGGATTGGACTGGCGCGGCGTCTGATTCGGTCCAGCGGCTGACTTGGCCTAGAACGGGGATGTGGGATCGTAACGGATACGGGTTAGATTCTGATGCAATTCCTGATGGATTGCGTGATGCGACGGCGGAGTTTGCGCGACAGGTACTCGCAGAGGATCGCATGGCGGATGATGCGGTATCAACAAAGGGTATTGTTGGGTTGAAGGCTGGACCGGTTGATCTTTCGTTTTCTGGTCGTGGTAAACCGAAAGTCATTCCTGATGCGGTGTTTTTTTTATTGGCACCAAGTTGGTTTGATTCGGTGCGGAGTCGAATGAATACCACGGCGGAATTGGTGAGAACATGAGCATTGCGAACGCCATTCATGCGGGGGTAAAGGTCGCGCATGATGTTACGAATAATGGCGGGATGCAAGTAACGTTTACTCGCGAACCAACTTCGGCGAGCTTGGATAAAAATGGGCGTTCAGTGCATGGATCTGCGGTAACGATGACTGGATTATTGCACGATGTTCCTGCGAGGGTGTTGGATGATAGCGGGAATGAGCGAACATCCACAACACAATTAGTGGTGTTGGGGAAAACTGTGTTTGATCCACAGGATAAGATAACGTTACCGGGATCGGTGGTGCGTCCGTTGGTGCGGTGTGATTCGATGGTTGATTCTGCCGATGTGCCATATGTATCGGTATTGTATTTTTCATAATGGCGACAATTGCTGAGGTGACTGCGTATCTTGTTTCTGCTGGTGTCGCGACTGCGATTGGCACGGATCTGTTTGAGGATGCGTTGCCGGAAACGTCACCGGATACAGCAATGGCAGTGGTGATGACTGGTGGACGATCATCAGAAAAAGAATTTGGTTCTCCTGGGATCGGTCGTGAGTTTCCGCAGATGCAATTTTTATCACGGGCTGTGAGCTTTGATACGGCAAGGGCAAATGCTCAAGCCGCGCATGATGCGTTGGGGCGGGTTGATGCTGAGTCGTTATCAAGTGTGTTTTATGAGTCGGTAAATCCTTCTCCACCATTCTTGCTCAAGGTCGATGACAATAGGCGTCCAGTTTACGTTTTAAACGCAAGCATCATCAAGGATCTATCATGAAGGGCAATTGTTCGCAGTGTGGCGCAAGCCATGAAAAACAGCACACGCATGAGGGCTTTGGTGGGAAGATTATTTTGATGTGCAAAGTTTGTGGCTTTGAAAGGGCGGAGAAGTCATGAAGGTATATCGAGCCGTGGTGGGGTTGAATTTTCCTGATGCCGATGGATTGGCGGCGATCAAGAAGGCTGGCGGCGTGTCGAAGCTGGCGGATGAAGAGCGTGAGGCACTGAAGGAAATTCGGGTTGAGGCTGGTGGGCTATGTGAGGGTCTACCGAAATCCGCACAGAAATGGCTTTTGAAAGATGGCTATATCGCAGAGTCTTCAGTTGCGGATGCTGATTAGCTATCGGTGAGGGGGATTGACTGATGGCGAAATATGGAGCGAGTAGCGTTGGGTTTGTATTGGTCGGCGGGCGGTCGCTGGCTGGGGTGATCTCAACGCTGACGTACAAGGTGCAGACGACCACAGAATCCACGGGATCGCTGGGGGATGCGTGGGCGGAAGCCACGCCAGTGGGGGTGCGGTCTGCTACGCTCACGCAATCGGGTTGGTTTGATGACGCGACGAATTCTGTAGTTACGGCGTTGGTGGGGAATGAAGCGACATCACAGATCGTGTCTGTGGCTCCTGCTGGCGGTACGATTGGTACAGATTTCACAGGATTTGAAGGTGCGTTTGGTGGGCAGGTTGATCGATTGATTCAGCAAGACGGATTGCACAAGTTGAATTGCAGTTATACGATTTCTGGCGCGGTCGAGGATGGCACTATTTTGCATGCGCTAGGGGCAGAAACCGCCACGGGAAATTCGGCATCCCAGGATCAAACTGCTTCCTCTTCTGATGGGGGATCGGCGTATTTGCAGATCACGGCGGCAAGTGGGTCCAGTCCGACATTGGATGCCAAGGTGCAGCATTCTGCGGACAATTCAAGCTGGGCGGATTTGATTTCGATGACGCAAGCGACTGCGTTAGGGGCAGAAAGAAAAACGGCAACAGGGACGGTGAATCGGTACGTGCGTGCAAGTTTCACTATAGGTGGGTCTAGTCCATCATTCACGTTCATGCTGGGCTTTTATCGTGGTTAAGTAAGGAGAATTATATTGGCTAAATACGGTCCAAGTTCAGTAGCGATTACGGTGGATGACAGCGGCGGAACAGCTCGAAATTTGTCGCAGTACATTACCAGTTTTGGCGGGATTAAGATCAATGCTGGCATGGTGGATTCAACTGGGTTTGGTGATTCGTGGAAAGAGTCATTGAGTACGGGCGTTCGGTCGATGGATGACATTTCGATTGAAGCGTGGTACGACGACACGAGCAATACGACAGACGCGGTATTGGGTGATGTGGCGAACGGTCCAGCAGACCAACAAAAAACGTTGGTGGTGACGTATGGTGGATCGAAAACGACCACGGTTGAGGGCTGGATCGTGGATTACGAGCGGGTATTGGATCGGGATTCCTTGCATTTGGTTCGGGCAACATTCCGTCCAAGTGGCGCGGCAACTGAAGCATAAGGAGTGAGTTTTATGTGGACTAAACCTACAGCGAAGCCGGTTGCGTTGAATATGGAAGTGTCGTTGTACGTAACGCAAGCATAAGTTTGTCAAGGGGGGGAAGTGTAAGCGGCAGGTCGATGGCGTTGCTGTCGATCTGCCGTTTGTGCTATTGGGTGATCTATGGATGACGAGTTTGATATTGATGGTGATGATTTATTTAGAACATTAACAAAAATATCCCTACTCGTTGATCGTGAAGGTGTGCGGATTATGCGTGAGATTGCAGAACCACGCGCAACGAAAATGAAAGATCGCACGCCGGTCATGCGTAATCGTTTGCGTGCAAGTGTCCATGCACAAGAACCGAAGATGCGTGCAAAGGGTCCAGAGGTGCGTTGGGTTGCTGGTGGTTCGGCGAAAGCGTATGCGTTGAGAATTCATGAGGATATGTCGTTATCGCATACGGGCAAGGGTGTATATTATCGACGTGGAAAAAAAGTGGTTTACGACAAGCGTGGTCAGGCTAAGTTTATAACGTCTGTTATGGATGAGGATTCTGATGAAATGAAAAAAGAAGCGGCGAGAAAATTTGCCGGCGTGTTGTATAAGTTTAAAAAGGTTGTTTCTGGTTTTGCAAATTAAGGGAAAGGTTTTATTGAATGCTTGTGAGTAAGATCGTTGAGCGTGTGGATATTCCGCATGAAGAGGGGCAGTGGGTTGATCTGCGTCAATTGTCGTTTACTGCGATTGAGGAGGCTGGAAAGGTCAAGCAAAGAAAAGGCGTGGCGGATGTGCGTGACATGGGTGGCGATGTGTTTGAGGCTATCATGAGATCATCGAAAAGACAGGTTGATGATGATGATCAAGAGCGTGATCCGGTTGATTCGTATGATTGGGAAACGTTGATTAATAAGGCGTTGGTTGGATGGAGTTATGATGGGAAACCTACGCTTGAAAGAATTCGTGATTTGGATATGAAAACGGCGCGATGGATGGCGATTGAGATTTGTAAACGCAACCCAGTTGAGGATGAGGAAACAGCAAAAAACGGTTGAAGGCTCTGCATGAAACGCTTAACGGTGTACCTGGGGCCAAGGTTCCATCGGCGTGGATTATTTCTCGCGTGTGCGAGGAATTCCATTGTACGCCGAGTGTGGCAATTGCAGAGTTAGAGCGTGATTATAGGCGGATTATTTTTGAGATTTTGCGAATGCGTGTATATGCAGCGGCAAAGCATCGATTTGACAATATGAGCAAGGGTGAGAAGTTGGACGATGTTCCGATGATCGAGGATGTGATCAGGAACGAAGTTGCGATAGTCAAAGGGGAATAATCGTGGCTGTGAATGTTGGGAGTATCTATGCGGTGTTTGCCTTGCGCGATAGTTTCAGCAAGCAAATGCGAGCCGCTGTCTCTAATGCGGAAAAGGCCACGAAAAAAATTGCGTTAAGCGGGAATTCGATCAGATCAACGGGAATGAAAATTTCCGCTGGGATCGGTTTGCCGTTGTTGGGTGCGGCAACTGCGGCGTTGAAGTTTTCCGGGGATATCAATAAGGCAATGGCGAACGTTGCTACATTGATTCCGGGAAACGTTGAGCGTGTCAAGGAATTAAAAACGAGCGTTCAGGATTTAGCGTTAGCGACGGGGAAAAGCACTGGTGATATTTCGGATGGTTTGTATCAGGTCGTGTCGGCGTTTGGTGATAGTGCGGATACGGCAAAGATTCTTGAGTTGAATGTCAAGGCTGCTGGTGCTGGTATGGCAACAACGGCAGATGCAATCGCGTTGACAAGTGCGGTCACAAAGGCATACGGAGAAACAACGAAAGAAGGCGTTGAACGTGCTGCTGATCTTGCGTTTACGACGGTCAAGCTTGGGCAAACGTCGTTTCCTGAATTAGCGAGTGCTATTGGCAAGGTGGCAATTTCCGCGTCAGGGTTGCAGATTACGCAAGAAGAATTAAATGCGGTGTTTGCCACAATGACGGGGGTAACTGGTAGTGCGTCGGAAGTGGCAACGCAATTCAAAGGTGCCTTGACTGGATTAAAGAAACCATCTGAAGAGATGTGGGTGGCATTGGACAAGATCGGTTTTGCCAGCGGTGAGGCTGCGATTGAGACTCTTGGTTTTCACGGGACATTGACGGCGTTAACTGGCGCGGTTGGTGGGTCCGAAAGCGAGATGACCAAGTTGTTTGGCAGTACGGAATCCTGGGATTTGATCGCTGGTTTGGCTGGTGTGCAGGCTGAAAAATTCACGTCAAATCTTGGTCAGATGGAAGGCGCAACCGGGACATTGACTGAGGCTCTCAATGAGCAAGAGCAAGGCATAAACAAAGCCGGTGCGGATTTCGCAAAACTCAGACAATCATTTGTGGTGACTGCTCAGCGATTAGGCGATGAGTTGGTTCCAGCGTTTGGTGCGTTGTTGGTGATTGTGCAGGAAAAAGTTGTTCCGGCGGTGTCAGCTATTGTGTCGTGGTTTAAGGAGTTGAGTCCGGCAGCAAAGAAAACGATTCTTGTGGTGTCGGCAATCGCAGCGATGTCAGGTGCGGTGTTGATGGTTGTGGGTCAGTTGGCAATATGGGGATCGGCGGTTGTTGCGTTGGGTGTGACGTTGGGCGGGTTGGCGACGGCGGCTGCTGTGCTTACTGGTGGGATCGTCGCGTTGGGGCTGGTGATCGCTGGGGTGAAGCTGTTCAAGTGGGTTCAGGAAACGCAGTTGTTGGAACGAGCGTGGATCAGTCTCAAAAATACGTTGGGATTTTTGACGGATGAGCAGGCGGAAGCTGAACGGGCTGCGTTGGCGTTAAAAGAAAATCTTGGGGATATCACACCGACAGCGGAAACGTTACGTGAGGCGTTAGGGGGGGCTGGGGTTCAAGGGTCTGTGAAGGATTTGCATGTGGCAATGGCGAACCTTGGTGGGGTTGTTGGAGGATTGAGCCGAGATGAGATGGTTACGATTGCTCAGCGTGCAATTGAATTGAGAGAAGCAAATAAAACGTTAACTCCTGAGCTTGAGAATGTGGTCCGTTGGTTTGAGCGTGAGGAGTCAGAAGCGGCGGGGGCAGCAGCTGCGGTTTTGAAGCAGGAAGAAGCGGCAAGGAAAGCGGCAGAAGCGGCAAGGATAGCGGCAGAACAAATAGAAGTCCAGGCAGAAGCAGCAAAGAAGCTTAAAGATGATACTGAGTCGTTACGTGCTGAATTGGCTGGTGATGGCTTGTTGCGTGATCTGGAGTTGCTTGAATCGGCGTGGAAGGATTTGACTCCTGAGCAGCGAGAAAATCGGCATGTGATGGAACGTGCGGAACGGGCTGCGGTGAGTCTTGCCGAGCAAGGGATCATGCCTCTGGATGATGATTTGCGTGGGCTGGTGGAGGCTCATCAAGAGGCACAAAAGGAAACCAAAAAAATCGAGGTTGAGTTAACGGATTTGGAGCAAAAGGCAATCTCTTTGGCTAAGGAATTGTCTGGTGAGAATTTGCGGTTTGAGGTTGAAGCATTAGCGGCTGGGTTTGAGTTAGCTACGGAAAAGGGTGAGCTGAGTGAATACCAGTTTCAGGAATTAGGGCGGAAAGCGTCTGAGCTGAAACGCAAAGGCGGTCAGTTAACGCCGGAATTGCGTAATGTGGCGTATGCGTTTGAAGAGGCTGAGATCGCAGCAAATGCGACAAAGCTGGAGGTCGAAGAAACGGTTGGTGTGTTTGGTTCGATGAAGAATGCTGCCAAGGGTCTGGTAGAGGGTTTAACTGGCGGTCAAGGCTTGACTGGATTTTTTAGTGGCATTGGGACTGGAATTGTTGAAGGGATTGGAAATATTATTTCCGGCGGTATTCAGGCGTTGGTGAATGAGGGTGTGAAGATTGTTGGCAAAGGGATGGTTGCTGTTGGAAAGTTGGTTGCTGGGTTGTTTGGGAGGGATACGAGGCAAAATTTAAAGCTGACGGCTGAGCGGATGTGGGGGATCGTGCTGACAGATACAGCCGCACGAGCAGCTGAGGAAATGGCGATCAAAGTTGGGGATGATTTCGCTGGCTTGCTGATGTCGTTGAAAACTGTGATTGATGAAGCTGGTGGTGTCATGGCAGTGGGCTTCGGAAAAGTAGCAGGAGCGGCGCGGGACACCTTTGCTGCTATGGAGCAGGGCAAGCTGGACGCGGATGAAGCGTTGCGAGGATTGCTGCCAGTCCTGGGGGATTTGGCGCTGACATTTGATCAGGCGGGGTTAGAGGGTCAGGAGGCATTTTTTGAATTGATACGGTTGGCTGATGAATTCGGATTGAACATGAATCGCATCATCGAGGTGGTTGGGGAGGATCTTGTCAATCAGGCACTGGGGACGGATTTGCCGGGAGTGCTGACAACGATCCAGGAGGGGCTTGATGATGTCACGGTGGAGGGGCTTGGGCCACTACTCGACA